CAGAATCTGGTGAGAAGAATATGTTCCTTTTAGAGGGTGCAGCAGGAACAGGAAAGACTACAACTCTTGGTAAATTTTTGGAGTGGTTGTATAGTGATGGGGGATTTAATAATGTGGCTATGAGTAGCCCAACACACAAGGCATTGAAGGTTCTAATGGAAATGTGTCCACAGGAAAACAAGTCAAAGGTTTGCTTTACAACACTACACAGTTTGCTTGGACTTAAGCACCAGATTACAAAGGACGGAAAGGAAGTATTTGTTAAAGATAAAAAAATCATGTCTAAGTTTCCCTTTTTTGAACTGGTCATTGTTGATGAAAGCAGCATGATTTCAGACCAACTCTTCTTAGAAATGGAAGAGCAAAATTTTAGAAATATAAAAATCTTATTTGTTGGTGACAGTAATCAGATCAACCCTGTTAATCACTCTATGGCCATTCCTATGATAGAAGAAAATAGGAAAAAATATAATATTGGTTACTGTAAACTGGAAAAAATTATAAGACAAGCAGAGGGAAATCCTATTATTAAGTATAGTCAAATGATAATAAATGACAGTTTCTCATTTTCCCCAGGAACCAAAGACATGGTAGAAGACTCTGGTGTTGTAATGATGAGTGATACTCAAACAAAAGTGTTGCAACAACTTATAAACTATTATTTTGGTAGTAGTTTGTTTGATGAAGATGCTAATTACTGCAAGATAATAGCATGGAGAAACAAGACAGTTGACTTTTACAACAAATTTGTTAGATCATTCAAATATGGTGCAAGTGCCACAAAAATTGTGGTTGATGAAAAACTCATAGTAGATAAACCTATTAGTGATGGAGATAGAGTATTGTTTAATACTAATGAGGATTTAGTTGTTAATACTTTTGAAGTTAAAGATAAAACTTTGTTTGGAGGAATAACATGGAAATACTATGACTGTAATGTAACTGGATTTACTACTAGTGAAAACATTCATATCTTACATGAGAGTGAAGAAACAAAGTATAAGACTGTGCTTGCTGCTATGAGCAAACAGGCTGTTGCAGAACAAGACCCTTCTAAAAGAATGAAATTGTGGAGAGAATACTATTCTTTTATGGAAAACTTTGCACAAGTTAAATATAATTATGCAATAACTTGCCACTGTGCACAAGGCAGCACATATGAAAACTGTTTTGTTATAAACAGTGACATTGACCACAATAGAAACAGTGATGAGAGAAAAAGAATAAAATATACAGCAGTTACAAGACCTAGAAAAATGTTGTATATATTTTAAATTTGTGTTGAATTTGAACTTCATTACTTGTTAATACAAGTAATGAAAGTGACCACTTATTACATGGGATTTTTTAAATATGAAGATTCCACCATTTGGCAAAAAACAAACTTAAATCCAGACAAGAAGGATTTAGAGGTATACCTAAACAACTTACAATATATTGATAAGACCTCTATTAATATAAAAGACATACAATTACCAGAATAAAAAATGAAAACCGAAAACTTAAACAATCAAGAAGTTATACAACTATTAAATTTTGTTGCATATAAATCAGAGGAGCAGATAAATGAAATCATGCATAATTATGAGAGATTAATCTCATTCTTGAATGATCCTAAGAAATCAACAATAAATGAATGCAAACCTCTCACCACTACAAATCCAAGCATGTCATCGTCATCCTATTGCTGTAGTGGTGTAGTAAAATCAGATGATATTGTAAACTATAAGGCAGTATGGCCACCATACATGAATGAAATGTGTTCACAAACCTATGACTCATCACAGAATAATGGTGCATGTGTAGTTCCTACTATAAAAGAAAAGATTGATAATTGTCTTGAAAAAAAGAAAATAAATGACCCACTAGCCAAGCTGTATGTTAGAGAGCTTGCAATAAAGGACAATGTTAATAGTATCTTGGAAAGAAAATTGGAAAAAGTTTTTGATGAAATAGACAAGGAGATTGGTTTTACAAAAGAGGACTATCCTGTTGATCCACCAAACAACAAAGACTTGGAATTTGCATATGATAAGAAATTGAAAGGAGAGGTTGTACCTGGATATGACAAAGTAGAAGATGAGAGTGATGAATTTTACACAATTGGTGCTAACAAATTGATGAAGATGTTTGAACATATGGAGAACTGTAGAAAGAAGAAAGAAGAGTCAGTAGGACAAATTCAACAAGAAACTTCTGATATAGACTATGGTAGTGCTGCTGCTATTCAACTCATGAAATACTTTGGTAAAAACACTCCAAAGGAAGAACCTTTTTGGAAGATTAAAAAGGAGGAATCACCAAAAGAACAGCTTGAGAAAAAAATAGACCATGCTGAAAATGAAGTGAAAAGTCTCAAAGATATGATTAATGCATTTAAAGAAAAGCATAATCTGATTGAATATGTCGTAACACCTAAGTATGATTAAAAAATTTGATAGAGAATATTGGTTGACCCAATTAAAAAAAGAGGTTGGATTGGAAAATGTCCCCTATGAACAATTACAAGATCATGAGGTGGATTTTGGTGGTTTTTTTGGAGGGCACGATTCTAGTAAAAAGAATGCTAGGAAATATGTTGATGAGCAATTGTCCAATATAGAAGACTCCTACAAAACACTGGAAATGCCTATTGTTTCTGATGACGATTCTCTTACTCTTCCTCTTCCTAGTATGGATAGTATAACCAAAATTATTACAGAAATAAATGATAATGGATTACATTCATTCAATAATGTTCCTGTAGAAATGGTTCAAGGTATACCACAACTTAAAGCTGTTAATCAAACTATAAAAAAAGGTAATATAAGATATTTCAATGTTATTGTTAATAAACAAGACTTTATTGTTGCAGTGAATTATAACCCAGAGGATTTTAGATCAACTGATCAAATTAATCACTTGGTTAATACCACTTTCTTCATAGAAGAGTTAAATCCACAACAAATGAATGGAAATGAGAGTAATATAATATCATATTACCAGTTTGTAAATGCTATTCAACCATTCTTAAAACAAAATACAGACCTCTCTGCATATGAAAAAATAGCTAATGGCACAACAACAATGTTTGATGGGCTAAAGTTGGATCAATTCTAATATGATTAAAAGCTTACAGTTTACAACAGGATTTCCATCTCTATACCCTCATCTAAAGGATAGGAAATTTGAATTTACAGATGGATTAAATATCTTATTTGGTAATGCGGGAAGCTGTAAAAGTACTGCCTTAAAGGTTATGGCAGCATACTCTGGTATAAGAGTTGGAGGATGGAGCACAGTCTCAGAACCGTCTTTGCTTGCATATGATAACATCAAACATTTTCCCTTCTGCTATAGAAACTTCACACCCACTAAATGTGATGCAATTGTAGATTGGAATGGAGAACCTACATTCTATAATGATAGTGAGGCTATGGGAAAGAACGATAATTCATGGTTCTACCAAAATGCCCAACAAAGTAGTGATGGCATCACTACAGAGTCAGAGCAAATGGACATCTTAGCATCTAGGCCAAGTTCTGGACAGTACAGAATTCATAAAATAAACAAGATTATGAGGATTATTCAAAATCCTCCAGATTTATCAATAGTACCAGCAAATATAACCAACAAGAGTCTTGCTCAAATAGAGGTTGATTATATACAGTCTTTGCCTAGAAATGGCAAGATTACACTTCTTTTGGATGAACCTGAAAAGGCACTACCCATTCCAAAACAAGTGGAATTGTTTGACACTCTTGTAACCCTATCAGAGCATTTCCAACTCATTATAGCAACTCATTCACCATTTGCACTAGACTATAAAAAAGCCAACATAATTGATGTGACTCCAGGATACATCAAAGAGTGTAAGGTATTGATTAAAAAGATGGGTAAATCAAGATAGTATGAATCTGGAACATTTTGTAGGACAATGCATAAGAGACATGGTTTCTTCTGGAGTCACTATAGAAATAACCAGAAGAAAAAATGTTAGCAATTACTCACACAGTTATTTTACAGAGAGTAATGGTGTTGTTCCTAATTTTAGGATAAATTATTTTAAAAACGATTTTGATTTTTACATACCAGTATTCTTACATGAATACTGTCATTTCTTGCAGTGGAAAAATAAAAGCATCTACTTTATAGAAGGGATAAAAAGCACAGAACAATACTATAAGTGGTTAAATTTCCAGCAAGAAGAGGTGGATATAAAAGACTTGCGTAACATTCAAAAAATGGAATTGGATTGTGATAGAAGAGCAATCAGAATCATAAAAAAATATCAGTTTAATATAGACTTGAAACAGTATATTCAAGAATCCAATTCATACATTATTTCACACAACTATGTGCATGAGAAAAGAAAATATTTCTCATTATTTCCATATGCAAAGGACTGTATTAAATGCCTTGTCCCAAGCAAGCACCTAAAAATGTCACAATTAGACACTGTTATTCCAGAACATAGAAAATTGTTTCTTGAATATGCTAAATAGCTAGACTTTCTTAGAAAGATTAGAGAATAAATCTTTTAAACTATGAGAACTGAGGAATTGTAACAATTCCTTATAATTTACAGGTTTACTGTTTTCTAAAAGAACTATCTCCTCTATAACAAGCCCATCTTGTTCACATAGCAATCCACTATCTGGAAGCTTCTGTACACCATTTATAAAAAGAACACGCTTTGTTACCTTTTTAATTTTTAGGCATATCTTATTAATATAAACTGTTAATTTATCCCTATCAAAGTATGAGAATAGTTCATGATTCTCTGATAATTTTTGATCATGGTAGAACAAGCATGAGGGGTTACTTATAATAAAATCACCAACACGTTTAACCATTATATAGAAAATGATTTTTTTAACATTTCTATCCAATTTGGTTAAAAGAGAATAGTCATATAAAACATTCACTATTTCCTTTTCCACACTGAAAAGGAATTTATCCATAGAAACGAATTCATAGTACATAGCACACTATAACACACAACATTGCTAAAGCTACTAAAAAGTTTTATATATCTTTCTTGTATTTTTCCACTAATGCCTTTGGAGGTCCATTTAGCCTAATATTTATTATGCCATTGTAGTAGTCATCTCTTAGTATAGCACTCTCTTTGAGTTGCCACATGAGTTCCAAGTATGCACTCTCCCACTTGCATGTGGATAATTCTAATATCTCTCTCTTAAAATTTTCCTTACCGTATTTTTCCAAATCTAATTTAAGATCATTGCTGCTTCCATAGTAGCTTTTCCAATCACTCTCTTTGACAACTCTTCTACTTCTCTTCTTACCTTTTAGTGGTGGTTTTTTTGTATTGCTGAAAAATTGTTTCTTTCCGATATATTTTTTACCATTAGAAATGCAAGTTATTCTATAAACAAACCCAAACCAATCTTCAACTTTTTCTGGTACGTTTTCCCAAGAGTTTTCATTCATATAGAATATTTACTTCTTTTTTTTACGCTTTTTAGTTTTTACTTTACCTTTTCTTGAATAAATTCCTAATGTAAATGGTGTTCTAGAATCATCTGTAGGATAAGGACCATCAGAACCTAATACTCCTGCATCAGTCATACCATCTTCTAGAAACATTTTTACTATTTTATCAAATTTTTCTGTCATACACATTATTTACTTGAAATCGTAATATGTGTAGTTTATTCTATACTAATGAAAGACCCTATGATGCAATTAGAGGAATACTCTAAGGAAATAGAAATGGATACTAGTATTGATGTTACTAATATCATGGAAAAGCAGCTATCTTGTCCTAACACTAAACACAAATGGCTTTTTAGACTGGTTAAAGCCAAGAAAAATTTAATAGATTTGGTAGAGGCAAAAGACACTTATATTCAGAACAAGATGTTAAAGGATAACCCTTTAAACTTAAGCAAATCTGTTATTGCTAATAAAGCAGAAACTCAGATGGAATATAAAACATTACAAAAGAGTATTAAAGAACAAGAATTGTTGGTAGAATATTTAGATAGTAGCGTTAATAAAATTTTTAGTCAAATGGGATTTGATTTCAAAAATCTTGTAGAGTTGATGAAAATGGAGCAGTTGTAATATTGTCTTTTACAATGGCAGAAAAAATAACAATAGATTTTAAGAATAAGAACGGCTGCATAACTTGTTCACCAAATACTTTTAAACTTATAAGAGAAAAGTTCTCTATAAAAAACCCATCTTATCAGATGAGTAGATTTGTGCCTAGACTGTATGCAATAACTCCATCAGGAGTCTTTCAGATAGGCTTGTGGAACGAAATAGAGCACTTCTTACGCAGTTTAAATACAAAGTTGAGTATAACCTTTACAGATGAATTCATAGCCCAATATAAGCCTTCTACAGGGATAAGTCAAATATCAACTATAGAAGGATTCACTTATTATGACTATCAAATAGACACTTTAAACGAATTTGTTTCTAATGGTAGAGGTATAAGCATGATAGCTACTGGTGGAGGAAAGGCTCTTATATGTGGTGGACTATGTAAAACGTTTTTAGATCACTATCCAAATTACAAAATTCTTATTTGTGTTCCTAATGTATCCCTCTTACATCAGCTATACAACTCTTTCATTGATGAATTTGGAATAAATTGTGTTACTAGATGGGGTGATGGATATCTTCCTGATAAGAGTAAGAATATTATAATAGCTAATAATCAGATTCTTATATCTGATGTTAAGCAAACTATAAAAGTTGTTAAAGATTTTGATGTTGTTATTATAGATGAAGTTCATACTATTAATGAAAAGAAAAATAAAATTAGTAAGGTTATTCATAACATAACAACATCTAAAAAATTCGGACTAACAGCAACTCTTCCTGATAGTATCATGGGTGCATGGAATGTGATTGGAAAGGTTGGTCCTATATTGTATGAAAAGACCTCTTATGAATTACGTAAGCAAGGAACCATTTCAGAGGTTGAAATTAATATAATTGTAATAAAACACCCTGTTAAACCGAAATTCCCCAGAGGAAATAGCCCCACAGAAGCATATGAGCATGAGGTGAATTATGTTATAAATTTGTCTAAAAGAAATGATGTTATAAAAACAATAGCAGCAAAACTAAGGGGTAATGTATTGATAGTTGTGGATAGAAGAGCATATATAGACATTTTGAGAGATGTGTTAAAAGACACAAGTAAAAAGATTTTAGAAATTACCGGAGATACACCAGCAGATGAAAGAATTGCTATCCAAAACACTATGGACAATGAAGATGGTATAGTATGTCTTGCAATGAGCAAGTGTTTTTCAACTGGAGTATCCATAAAAAATCTTCATTATGCAATATTTGCATACATGGGAAAGGGAGGAGTTAAAACAGTTCAAACAATAGGAAGAACTGTTAGAAAACATTCTAGTAAAGAAAAAGCTGTTATATTTGATATAGCAGATAATCTTGAGTATTCTTGGAGCCATCTCAAGGAAAGAATAGAAATATACAAAAAGCAAAAAACTGCTTATAAGATAACAAAACTAACAATTTAGTATGTGGGAAAAATACAACGAA